TCCTCGGTGAAGGCGAAGCCGGGCGTGGCGAGGCGGTCGGGAACCAGGCGGTATTTGCCGCCCGAGTAGATCATCATCCCCCGGCAGCAGGTGAGCAGCTTCACCAGGTTATTGAACACCGTGTCGTTGATGTCAACCACGCCGTCGCAGGCGTAGCGCGCCTGGGTTCCGCCGGGGATCGCCACCAGCTCGTCGCAGTGGTTGGCGGCGGAAACAAAGCTGGCGTCGTCCACCAGCGCGGATGAGATGCCGCGACCGTAGCGGGGGTTGGTGAGATAGTCGCGGATGCACAGCGCCGGGTTGTTGCTCCATGCCGTCAGCCCGGTGCGGGGGTCGTAGAGCTTTTTCCCGCGCACGTCGGCGGTGACGGTGGGCAGTCCGTGGAAGGCGTTGGCGTCGTATTTCAGCCGGATGTAGAGATAGGCGATGCCGCTGCCGGTGTGGGCGGCTGTCCATATTCCGGGCAGCGCCGCGATCAGCGCGGTGGAGGCCGCTTGCGCATCCGCGCCGGTATGGATTTCCAGCGTATAGAGTCCGCTGTACTTGGCATCCGAAATCAGAACGTCGTCAAGGTAGACGTTCGTTACGCTGTCGATCTCGCCTTCGCCCAGCGAAATCACCAGGTGCAAATATTCGTTGCTGCTGCCGGATGCCTGCACCAGGCAGCGGGCGCCGCCGACCTTGCGGGTTCCATAGATGACGGGGACGGGGTCAACATTGCTGCTCGCGTTGATGAGGATGCCCTGCGCCTGGGCGGACGAAATGGCGGAGGGTTGAGCGGTGCTGCCGGCCAGAGCGCCGTTAACAGCGCCTGAAGCGAGGCCGCCCGCAGCCATGCCTGTGACTCCGCCAACGATCGACCCCACGAGCAGCTCAGACCCAACGAAAACAGCCGCATCGAGTGCGGCGAATGCAACTGCTGTTCCGACTGCCTCGGCAACAAAGCTCGACACGAGAGCGCCAACAACTACCCCCGCCATCTCAGTCCCCGATCCATTTGTGATAGACCGTTTCCATCAGGCCGAAGCCGCGCCGCTCAAGCAACGCGCCGTAATCCCGCTCGGGCTTGACGGCGCAGACGATCTTTTGCGCGCCGAGCGCGGCGAGCGCGAGCTCCATATGACCCAGCCAGCGGGCGAACAAGCGGCCACGGCGGGCTGCCGGGGCGAGGTAAAGCGCGTCGGACTGGGCAACGAGGGTGGATTTGTAGTGCGGGTGGTTGTGCAGCAGCCAGACGGCATAGCCAGCCAGCGCCCCCTCTTCGCGCACGGTGAACAGGACAAGGCCGCCCTCCGCCTCCACGCGCCGGAACAGCGCCCAATCCACGTCGGGCCGCATCGGCGAGCCCTTCCATTGGCCGATCTCGTCCATGTGGGCGGCCACCATCGCCACCATCTCCGGCATGGCCTGCGCGAGCGTTTCGCGCCCGAAGGCCATCATGCCGCGCCCCATTTGATGTCCTTGTTGAGCTGGCTGCAATACTGGAAGAACAGGTCGCCGGGGAAAAACACCTGCTGCTCCGACGGGTTGGTGTGGCGTCCGGGGCGGCGGTCGAAATCTCCCCACTGGCTGGTGGCGGAGACCACCAGCGTGCATTTGCCGCCCGGATTATCGGCGATCACCATGCCGTCCATGCGCCCGTCGAAGATCGGGATGGGCAGGGAAACCACGGATTGGGTGTAATCGAGAAAGCCCTTGTAGATCACCAGGCGGCGATCCAGGTAGGGCTTGGTCAGGGCGGTGGCGATCCATGTCTGATCGACGGACGAAACGGTCAGCGTGACGTTCGGCACCTGCAAATCGGCGGTCTCGGTCAAACCGTCGAACCCGAGATACTGGCCGTTGGCGACGAAGGTACTGCCGTTCCACGCCACGTCCCGCCAGGCGTCGGTCATGCGGATCACGCCATCATCGAAATACGCCTCGACCAGAAAGCAGGGCGAGTTGGTGCTTTTGAGCAGTTCGGCGATGAACGGGGAGGATGCGCCGCGATCCATATCAAGCGCCTTTCACGTTTGCTCCTTCTCCCCTTGGGAGAAGGTTGGGATGAGGGAAGCGCAGCGCCATTACCAGACCTCGACCAGATCGGCGGCCAGGCTGTAGAGCAAGCCCGGCTGAATATCGGCCTCGCGCAAATCTGACGCCAGCGCCACCGTGAACGGCACGCTGGACGTGACCAGCGCCTCGCCGTCGGCAATGGCCGCAATCAGCGCCGGTTCGATGCTGACTGCCGCAAGGCCGCTGGCGTTGCTGGCGGCGTCCGCCGTGACCATGTAGACCTTGCTGTGTCCGGCAAACTTGAGCAGGTCGCCCGCCCTGGCTGCGGCGGCCTGGTTGATGGACAGGCCGCGCAGGTTGACGCTGCGCCCGGACTGGCCGGCGCCGTTGACCACGGGCGAACCCGCCCACGTCCCTTGCGGCGTGGAGTGACCCGCCAGCGTAGCCTGGAACCCGTCCGCCTGGCCGCGCTGGGCGATCAGGAAGGCGTAGATCGGCATGAATTCGGCGCGGGCCAACTTCGGCCAGGTCAGCTTGATCTCCCAGCGCTGCGCCCCGCGCGTGCGGGCCTGACGCTTGAGCGAATGGGCGAGCGATACCCGCGTCGGCTGGCTGGAGCGCAGCGTGGCCGATGCCGGGGCTGGCGATGCCGGGAGCGTTCCGCCGCTCATACCGCCAGCCTCCCGCCCTGCCTGCGCATGGCCCCGACGATCACGCCCTCGATCACGCGCTTGTTCTCAGCCAGAAGTCCCGGCATCAGGGCGCGGATTTGCTCGACCGTGCCGGCGGTGGCGTTGGGGGCGATGATGATGACCGGCTGGGTAACGGTGACGCTGCCGCCGCCCCCGCCTGTGGCCTGTACGCCAAGCTTGCCGTTGATCCGGGTCAGCGGCATCACCGCCTCGTCGCCCGCCTCGCCCATCACGCCCAGGCCGAAGCTGCCGCCGTTGGCGAAAGCGAACGGGGTGGGGCCGGAGACGATGGAATTGGTGAACGCGCCGCCGTTGGCGAAGGCGTGAACGCCATCCGCGCCGAAGGCGTTGCCGTTGGCGGAGAACAGGCTGGAGAAGAAGTCGCCCGCGCCGGAGAAAATGCCGGATGCGCCACCGGAACCCATTGCCTGCGCCAGTGGTTTGGTGATGCTGTTCTGCACCTGGATGCGGATCAGGTCGGAGATGATGGTATCGGCCAGCGAGTGGAAATCCAGCTTGCCGGTTTTGACGAACTTGACCAGGGCGTCTTCCATGCCCTTGAAGGCGTCGGTGAAGAGCTTGTTCGACTGCGCGGCGGAGTTGCTGACGGTGTCCAGGTAGGAATTCATGGCGGCGGTCGCGCCGGTGTCCCAGGCGGTGGCCACGGAATGGCTATTGGCGATTTCGGCGGCAGCGAGTTCCTTGTCTGCTGCTGCGATCTCGCGCAGCGCATCCTTGGCGCGTTGCGCTTCCACCTCGCGGCCACGGAACTTCGGGTCTTGCGAGACCGCCAGTTCCTTCTTTTGCTCTTCGATGTCGATCTTGCGCTGCGCGGTGAGGATCTGCGTTTGCAGCGCGGTCTTGCCGATCAGGGAGGCCTCGAACGCCAGCTGGTCGGCATGTTCCCGGCTGGCGGCGCTGGCCTGCTCGATGATCTTGTTGGCCTCGTCGAAGGCGGCCACGTCGAGGTTGAACAGCTTCTGGCCGGTTTCCTCGCCGGCGTGGTCGTAGGCTTGGCCGGACTCGGAAATCTTTGGCGCCAGCTTGAGCTGCTGCGCGACCAGGCCGGCGCGCTTGGCCGGGTCTTGCTCCTTCCGCCGGGCGGCGTCGATGGCGCGGTATTCTTCCAGCACGGCGGCCAGCTCCTTGCCGGCGGCGGCCTTCTCCAGCTCGATGCGGGCGGTGAGATAGCCTTCCTCGCTCATCAGCCCGGCGGAATGCCGCAGGTCGAGCAGCTTGAGGTTGCGCTTGGCGTCTTCCTCGTTGAGCTTGTAGAGGGCTTCCTGGGCGGCGCGGGTTTGGGTGAGCAGGGCGTCGTTATAGCCGGAATCGTATTTATCGCGGATTGCGGCCAGCACCTTGGGCAGCTGAGCCGCCGTAGCGCCGCCTAGCGTGGCGGCGGCGGCTTGCGCGCGTTTGATCTCCTGCGTCATCAGCTCCTGCTTGGATCGGGTCGCGGTCAGGTACTTTCCCCATTCCGTCTCGGCTTCGGATCGCGCCTTGGCAATGGCGTTTTGCGCGCCCTTGATGAAGGCTTCCTGATCTTCGAAAGCAGCCTTGCCGGATGGGTCGCTCCACTGGTAGGCAGGTTTCAACCCTTTTGAGCCGGGTTCCCAAACCGTGCGGGCGTCGAGATCGCGCTTGGCGGACAGCTCCTTGCGCAAAACCTGCAACGAGCTGTCCGCCCCAAACCGACTTTCCAGCCGCTTGGCATAGGCCGACCCGGCGTCTGCCGCGCCGGATGGGTTCGCCGCCAACAGGTGCAGGAACTGGTCCAGCCCTGTGTAAGCGGTGTCGAGTACCGTGACCACCGACCCGAACGAATATTTGATTGAATCGGCGACGAAAGCCAGGTTTATGGCGACTTCCTCCGACCATTGATCCAGTTTTTTATTCGCCGCCAGTTCGACCATCCCGGCATTGGCTTCCTTGAGATGTTCGGTATAAGCACCTACGGCCAGCAGCAAGGTGTCGCTGAATACCGCGCCCATTTTTACCTTGGCATCCTCGGAATAGCGCGCCAGGCTGCTCATCTGCTTGCCTGCCGTGCCCATCGCGGCCTCGTAGGTTCCGGCGATGCCGGTGCCTGATTCCATCACCGCATTGGTGCGCGCGGTCATTTTTTCCGATTCGGAAAGATCGTCGGTGGTCTTGCGCAACTGAAGTGCCAGTCTTTTATAGGATGCCTCGAAGTCGACGGTGATGCCGATGGTGCGCAGCACATCGGTTTGCGCGGACTGAATGCCGTGGATTAGGGTGGCGAGCGCTTCCGACGAGTTGACGTTGCCGATAACGGCTGCGTCCTGGGCGATGCGGGCGAGCTGCTGGGATTTGGACAGATCGATGCCGGCTTGAGTCATGCGCATCACGCTCTCGCGCGACTCGTTCATGGTGATGCCCATCTTTTGCACGCCGGCAGCGTAGGCGTTCATTTCTCCCGCGTTGTACCCGGCGTTCTTTCCCACCGCGTTCATCGCCACGCCCAAGGTTTCGTGGCGGGCGGCGAGCTTGGCGAGTTCCACGCCGTACTCTGCGACCTGGTGGACGCTGAAGGCGGCTGCGGCCAGCTTGACGATGCTCGTCAGCGCCTGCTGGGCGGCGCTGAACTTCCCGGTGTCCGCTGCTGCGGTGCGCGTGGATTGTCCAAGCTTGTCAATCGCGTCCTGAGACTGCTTGACCGCGTCGGTCAGGGATTTTCCGTCCGCCGTTAATTTGATGCCATAAGTTAACTCTGAGGCCATGCTAATCCCGATTCAAGGTTTCCAACGCTTCGTTTTCCATCGCTTGCAGCCCCTCGAACACCACCGGCCACTCGCGGCGCTTGATGCCGGCCAGGCGCAGGCTGGATTCCACCTGGCCCCAATCCATCCCCAGCCGCACCGCGCCGCCCATGCCAGCGACGATTCGCCACTGATTCCAGGTCGCGCACCAGGTGCGCAGCGTCAGCCAGTTGCAGGCAAAGATGGGCAGGGGGCCATCTTTCGGCTGGCTGTCTTCCAGGCTGAGTCCGAAAGCCGCCAGCGCCTCGTCGGTCTCGTCTGCGCCGCCGCCCGCTATCCAGCGGCGGGCAGCGGCGCGGAGTTTCCCAGGCGGGCGCCGGTGCGAATCTCGCGCAAGGCGATCAACAGACCGGCAGAGAGTTCCGCGCCATAGGGGCCGGTGATCTGTTCCGCCAGCTTTTCCGGGGTGAAGGGGACGATGTTTCCGTCCTGGTCCTTGATGTCATCCCAGCCCACCACCAGCGCCTGGAAGGCCGGCACGTTGTTGCGCAGGATTTCCGGCATCGTCAGCGTGGCGCCGCTGTCATCGGCGGGTGACAGCGCCGCGTAATCGGCGGCGGAGAGGACGCGGATGCGGGCAGGGAAGCGGAAATCGGCGAACTCGCCGCCGGCCACCGGCAGGCGGACTCTTACCGGCCATTGCACGATGGGGTTGGGGTCGATGACGAAGAGCGGGGTTTCGTTGGGTTTGTTCATGGGGTCAGCCTTTTTGCTTGTGGTTTGGGTTTGGTGGGTTACGCGCAGCTCAACCCACCCTACATTTACAGGGCGATGATGCGCAGTTCGTCATTCCCGGCAGAAGGCGTCAACCGCAGGTCGTAGGCGTTCATGGCGCGGCCATTCGTATCCTCGTATTTCGGGTTGATAATCTGCACCGCCGGGGCGAATATCATCATCTGGTAACCGGCGCCGCTGCCGTGCGACCAGCCTAGAGTCTGGAGCGTGTTGGCCTTGACTGTGGCCATGAAGGCCACGTCGTTGGCTGCGCTCAGGTCGAGCGCCAGCTTGCCGGTCACGTCCCGGTTAGTGATATCGACGCTCTCCCCGCCGAGCAGGGGAATATGGTTGACGGCATTGCCCATCGACAAATCCAGCCCCTTGCTGGGGTAGGCCGTGCCGCCGGACAGCGCCCCAATGCTGTAGGTACAGCCCAGCAGAATATCGCCGGAGTTGGCATCGGTCACGATTTTGGGCGCTTTGAACCCGGTGAGCGTCAGTGCGCCCGGTGTAGCGGCGGCAATACCGCCGTCCAGACCGAGAAACTTGAAACTCATCACCGGGCGGTTGCCGATGCCCAGCTTGTAGGAGAAGTCTCCGCGCGCGCCCAGCAGCTTGCGCAACACGCCGTCCAGGTAGTAGTAGATCGTCACCGACTCGAAGCCGCTGGACACCGGCGTGTATTCCACTCGCGCCGGCGCAGTCAGCAGCCCTTCGGCAAAGCCGCCAGCGCGCATCAGCGGCCCCCAGGCCGGCGCGACGCCGGCGGCGCCGCCGTTCTGGAATTCCACATCGAAGGTGGCTTCCACGTAGGCCGGGCCGACCAGTTCTTCAGAGCCGCCGAAATAGGGGCGGATCAGATCGCGCTTCACATTGGTCGCGGCCAGTGGGTTGAGCGTGCAGTTCGAGACCAGGATGGCATTCGCCGCGCCGGTGGGCGCAGCGTCGGTTCCATAGGTGGTTTCGATCTTGGCGAGAATCGCGGTGTTGCGGATGTAGCGTGGCATGGCCGGTTACTCCTGTAAGGGTGGGGTTGCGGTTTCGACCGGGGCGCCCTCTTCGCCGATGCGGATCCACTCGGCGGCGGACTCATCCCAGCGGTAGCGGCCACCAGCCGGCGGCGGCGGGATTTCGGCGGGGGCGGGTTCGGGTTTTTTGCTGGCCATGAAGGGTTCCTTTTATTGGTTTCTAAATCGAATGCCGCGTAAACAAGGTCAGCCGCGCCGAGTGGCACAGGACACCGGAGAACATCACCGGGCCGCTGTCCTCTACCTGGATACCAGAGACGTTGGGGTTCTCCATCACGGTGGTATCCACGATGCCGCCAAGGTTTTCGTCGGCGCGAAATGCATCGCAGATAGCCTCGACCAGCCGGTCAAAAACCAATTCGCTCTCGGCGGCGTCGTCCAGGCTCAAAAATCCCTTGATCTGCCACTTGTTGGTGATATCCCAGCGCCCCATAGCCAGGCTGGTCTCTTTTCTTGAAGCCCGGCGCACGTTCCAGCCAAGGATGCGATCTGCCGAGGCGTACAGGGTACGAAAGTCCTTCTCCGCTTTGGCGAAGCGCTCGTAGCCATGCACTTGTCCGATGTTGGGCACGGCGGCGATCTTGGTCGCGATGGCATTGCGGATATCGTCCAGGGTCGGCATGGTCTACGCTCCCGCCAACCGCGCAGCGATGCGGTTGCGCGCCTCGCCGAACATCGTGGCAACCTGCGCCTGGTTGGCGTTGTAAGCCCGGTGGAACATGCCGATCGCCGGCGTGCCGTGGTGGGCAATGCCGAACTGCACCTTGCGCGCCACCGCTTCGGCTTCCTCGCCGGAGATGCCTAGCCGGTGCTGCACCCAATCGATCAGCGGCTGGATCGGCGCCCAATGGGGGCGGCTTCCCAGCTCCACCGCCTGGGCGTAACTTAGCGAGGTTCCGGTTATGCCGATCACGCTATCGGCCAGCACCTCCGGTTCCTGCGCATGAATGCTGCCGCGCAGCCCACCCGCAGCGCCGATCCCGACCGGTGTCAGCTCCTTGGTTTCGCGCTCCAGCAGCATTTCCGCCTGCCACATGGCGGCGGTCAGCTCTTCGCGCACGATGTCCGGCGCTTTCTGCCAGGCCGCGTCCAGTTCCGCCCATCCCTGAATGCTGATGTTGATAGTGTTCATCAGCGGAACCTCCGGGGATGTGTCAGCCGGTCGCGACCCAGGCTGCTGGCAAGATCGAGATTCACTACAGCGCCAGCCGCCGCGTTGCGTTTGGTATCGATGCCCAGATCGTCGAAATAGCGTTTACGCAATACCCTTGCGCGGGCGGCAAATTCGCTGGCCTTGCTCTGGTGTTGCACGCTGTCCGCAGAAATCGTGCTGTCGCTGTCGCCCGAATACAGGCTGGCGAGCTGGTCGAGCAGCAGCGCGGCGGCGTAGCTGGCCACCGCCTCGCGGTCGGTTTCCGGCAGGGTATCCGTGGCCACGCCCAGCACATGCCAGACGGTGTAACCGGCGCGCACCACCGCCCCGGAAGCCAGCGTTTCCCGCACCATCACCTGCCACCCGGCGGGAGCGTTGTACATGCCCCATGCTCCGGTTTCCAGGTGTTCCGGCGGCACCTTGCCGAGCGGATATTCCAGGCTATTCAGGGTGCTGAACCCATCCACCCAGCCCACCGGCAGCGGCAGAGTGTTCCCGCCCGGTGAGGCGATGTCCTCCACCTTGACCCGTGGCCTGTCCTTGCTGTAGCGGTTCACCGCCGCAATGATGGCCAGGTCGCGCTCGACGGGCGTGAGCTTGCCCGCGTCGTCGCGCACCAGGTTGTCGGTCAGCGTTTGGTAATCGGCCAGCATGTTTCCCTCTCGTAGGATGGGCACGCCTTTGTGCCCACGCGGTTAAGCCACCACGCCCTTGTACAGGCCGCGATAGTCCAGCACGTTGCCGCCGTAGGTGTGGCGGATTTTGTAAGTCACCTTGTCGTTGGTGAACATGCTGCCCACGCTCGGGTTGTCCTGCACGAACAGCTCCGGCTCCTCGTTGCCGTCGAGGAAACCGATCTCGATGGTGGGGATGTCGAGCGGATCGGCGGAGGCGGCCCAGTCGTTGGCGTCCGTCCAGTACCACACCGGGATGATGTTGGGCGTGAGGGTCTGGATGAAGGTCGCGTCCAGGTTGGTGTTGCGCTTGAACATATCGTGCGCGGCGGCCTCCAGATCGGCGGGCACCCAGACATTCTTCGGGCCGATGCCCAGGCGGTCGTTGCTGCCGGCTTCGGTCTGTTTCATCATCGCCAGGCGCGCCGCCGCGTAGCTGGTCGCATCCAGCGCCGCCGTGCCGAGGTTGCCGTGGCTGGCGTGGAACAGCGCCACGGTGTCGTAGATCGCCGGGTTGGTGCGCAGGAAATCCAGCGCGAATTTGCTCAGGGTGCGCTTGGCGGCGCGGGAGAGTTTGACGGGAATCTGGCGGATCGAGCCGACATCGTCGTTCTTGATCATTTCCAGCGTCACATCCTCGATGCCGCCGCGCTTGGTCACCGCGTAAGTGGCCTTTTCGTCGGTCGGGCTGGTGAGCGCCTGGTAAGCGGCGGACTGGGCCACCGCCGGCAGGTCGCCGTAGCCGCCAAAGCGGGTGCGCTCCTGGGAGCGGAAGTCCGATACCGGCGACACCGTCGCCAGTTGGCGCCACACGTCATAGACCGAGGGCGCGCGGTAATCCGCCACCAGGCGGCGGGTAATCGAGTCGCCCAGCACGTTGGCGAACGAGGTGGAATCCAGCGATTCGCGGAAGTTAGCGCCCATCGATTCGCGCATCCGGGCCATGTCGCATTGATCCAGACGGCCCGTGACCTTGCGGTCGCCGGTAATTTCCGCATAGGCTTCCTTGAAGCTTTGCACGCTGCGGTGATCCTTGTGCGCCGGGTCGAAAAAGGCGTCCAGCATGTCGGCCATCTTCACCGACCGGTCTTCCACCCGCGCCCCTTCGTCGAACTTGAGAGAGACATGCCCGGACTCGGTAAAGCGCGCCAGGTAGTCGCGCTCTGCGGTGATCGCCGCCGCCACATCGGCCTCGACAAAGCGCTCGCGCTTGCCGAAATCGTCCAGCAGGCGCTCCTTGGCCGGCTGCGGCAATTTGCTCTCGGCGATGGTCGAGCGCATGGCGCCGCGCGCCTCGACCATGCGGATTTGCTCGGTCACGTCGCCAGAACCGGCACCGACTGCCGCAATGCCGTCCCCGTCGGGGATGGCGAGCGCTTCGCGGTAGGCGGCCTCGATGTCATCGTCAGTCGCCGTATCCAGGTTCAGCTTGGCGTAAGCGGCGGGGGTTTTTCCCTTGATGGTTTGCAGTAATTTGTTGCGCATGTTGTCTTGCTCCTCTGATGGATTAACGGATTCGACCATGCGGATCAATTGCCCACCGGCACCCGGCTCGACAATCAAATCCACGGAACTTACTTTCTTGATGCGGGTGGCCACGCGCATTTTCCGGCCTTCGCGCAGCTCGGTTTTAGCCGATCCGCCCGCGTCGATGGAAAACCCGAACAGATCGGCCATGCCGCGCCCGGCGGCTTCGCGGATTTTTACCGCCACCTCGCCTTCGGGTTCGATCAGCTCCAGCACCGCCTGGATTTGGCCGCTGTCGTTCGTTGCGCCGGCAACGAACTTCGCCTCGACCAAACGCCCGATCAGGTTGGAAACAGCCTTGCCGTCGCCCTTGATGTGCTCGGCGTCGGACTTGATGAAAACGCGGGAATTGTTGAACAGCGGCGCGGCCTCGCGCAGCACGGCATCGGGGTAGAAATTGCCGTTGAGCGAAGCGCCTGCCTGGATCACGCGGATCAGCCACTTGCCGGAACTGGCATCGCCGACTGACTCGATAAAAGTGTCTTCGGCGGCCATTACTTGCCAGCCTTCTTCTCGCCGGTGAACTTCTGCCCATCGACGGTCACGACCACAACATGGTCGCCGTAGTCGCGGAAGGCCATCACCTCGTGTGCGTCGATGGGGGTTTTCTCGGTCTTGCCGGTGGGCTTGCCGTCCTTGTCCAGCTTGGGCGCTTCGCGGAAAACGAGTTTAGCCGCATCGGCGGCGGTCAGTTCTTCGGTCTGGGTATCGGTTTGCGCGGGCATTTTCTGGCTCCTGTTCGTTGATGGAAAATCACGAATGACAGGGGCCAGATTAACGGGGTGGGGTGGCGGGGTCTTTTAACCGGTGTTAGTAATTGCGGGGGTGAATCCCCTCCCGCGCGCGGGAGGGTAAAGCGGCGGTCAGGCGGGGAAAGTATCGTCGATCAGCTTGCGCAGCTTGTCCAGCTGCACGCCCATATCGCGGACATGATAGCTCAAAACCTGCGCCTCGAAAGAGATGCCTGCGTGAGCCAGCCGGTCCTCGGATAAGCCGGTCATGGCCGAAACCTGGGCGGCGAGCGGGTTCTTCGAGCGTCGTCCGCGACGAGGCTTGACGGGTAAGGTCAGGATGGCGGCGCTCATATCGTTCCCCTTTCCAGCCAGCTTTCCAGGCGCTGCGCCTCCGCTGCGACGTTGGACAAGAGCGCGCCGCACACCGCAGGCTTGCTCACCAGCAGGCGGGCTGCATCCAGCATGACATCGATGCGGTCGATCAGCTCCCGGCGCGCTTTATGACGAATAAAATCGTCTTCCATTTGCTGTAGGGGGGTCATTGGGTGCCTCCTTTCCGGCGCGCTTTCTCGATTGCGCTTGCTGCCATATATTCTGATGGACGGCTTTCAATCGCTATCCGTGCCGCATCGAGCAATCCCGCTTTGTCCAGCTCATACAGCAGCTCATTAATGGAATTCTGCAAGCCACCTCCCGCTTCCAGGTTGTGCACCACATTCTCGACTATCTCATCAGAGCCGCGCCCTTCAAATTCCATTACAAAGGCGCTTGCCCACAGGCCGCGCGACTGCATTTCGATCTGGTCGATCAGTCGCATCAGTTCGGTGCGTGTCATGCTGCACCCCCATTCCGTTCGATTTCCTCTTTCACGCAGCGCACGCACCAATGGACAGTGGCGTGGGAACGGCCAACCGCATCCGCAATTTGCCCGACCTTGCGGCCATCCAGGTACATGGCGCGCATGGCGGCCAGCAATTCCGGCGTGACCGGCTCGCCGCGCTTCTTCGGCTTCTTGGTGTACTTGGCCTCGATCAGAGGTCTCACCACCGCCATATCCTGCCGCAGGGCGACAACCTCCTCCAGCAAGGTGATGTACTGATCCTTGTGCAGAAGTACGTTATCCATGCCGGGCAAGCTCGGGCGGAAATAGGCTTTGACCAGTTCGCGCTGGACGCGCCAGGCCAGATCGTCGGTCAGCGACTTGACGATCATCAAGTAACCGGTCTCGGTGAGGATGATCAAACCCCGGTTCGGAACGTCGATTCCTAAAGTACGAAATTCTTCGTTTTCTGAATGAGGAGCGAGGTAGTAATCCTCCCCTTCGATGAAGCGATTTCGGTTCTCCCGAAAATTACGCTTGGCCGTTCCTTCCGGACGTTCATGCGCCCGGTCGATCATGGCGAAAGTAACGACGCGCTGCTGGCGGTACTCGACGAGAGGGAGGTCGGCGTTGCCGATGCGGATGTGGTTCATGGTGATTCTCCTGTGAAAGATTTACTATTTCGCCCCTTACTCGGGGGCGGCCGGGCGCTAGTAACCGTCACAGGGCGGCGGGCCTATTCCCGGTTTCCCGGTATTTTATTAGCCGCACGCCCGGCCATAGGGCGAAATCCGAATGGCCGGTAAAACAAAACCGCGTGTCGTCTGCTGGGGAGCGGACGGGCAACGCGGTCTGGTTGCCTGTGAACAACTTACTTGCGACGTTACTAGCGCCGTGAGCAGAACACTAGCGGAAAATGCCCATCTTTGCAACAGGCGCAACAAGGTTTTTTACTGTGCAAGGAGTGTGGCGGGATAACAACAAAGGGATTGTGATGATCACAATTCCTTCGGCATCCGCCGCTCGAACTGGATGCCGTTGTCGCCGGGATAGGGATCGACGTGGTAATCCTCGCCCTTCCAGATCGCGTCCGGGATGCGCTCCGGAAAGGCGGCGCAGTGGTGCCCAGAAATAGGCATCATATGCTTGCAGCCGCAGCATATCCGGCTGAAGATGTCCCGTGAGTCTCCCCCGTCCAGCGTGTCGTATTTGTTATCGCTCATGGGTCGATTCTTGCCTTGCGGATATAGCGCATGTCGATTTGCTGATTCACCCGTTTCCAGACCTCGTGCTGCAAGTTCTCGCGCAGAGCGTCTTCCGTGATTTTACCCGAGAACCAGGCATCCCAGAATTCCCCAATCACCAACGATTGAGTTTCATCGTACAGCGGCTTGATCTCGTCTTCCCAGCGCTGCTTGCTCCACCCCCCGGCAGGCGGGCGCATCGAGTAGGTGTAGACATCGTCCACCACGCGCAGTTCCGCCAGTCCCTGGGCCGACGCGAACGCGACATCCGATTCCGAAAACGACCCGACGCCAGGGTGATTGTGCAGCGAAGTCGAGCCCCCGATCTGCGCCAGCTCGTCGGCGGAAAACTTGACCGCCGTTTCCGAGCCGGTCTTGGTCAGGAGGGTGTTTCCCGCCTGGTCGACAAAAAACGACTGTTCCACCGCGCTGGCCGCGATCTGGCCCGCGAGCGTTTCCATGACGCTGCTCACCTTGGTCTCCGCCAGCTTGTCCGCTGCCTCTTTTTCAATCTGCGCGAAGGTCTTGGCATTCGCGATTTCGCGCTTCGTCGGGTTGAGCCGGATTTCTTCCTCGCTGAACGGCTTTTTGCCGGGCGTGGCCACGTTCCACGATTCCATGAACGGCAGCGCCACGCAGCCGCAGTTGATGGTTTCCGATGCCGGCGCCGCCGGGTCGTGGGGGTGCATCATCTTCACCTGGCCAGTCTTGCTCCAGATTGCGAACGGCTCGGCGATTTCCTTGATCTGCCCGTCCGCCGCATCGTGGCTCAAGCGCGAATGGATTTTGCCGCTGCGCCGCCACTGCTTTTTCAGCCCCGGCACTTTCTCGCCGGCCTGCACCAGCCGTTCCTGGGCGGCCACCGCATAGGCTCGCCCCAGCTCGGTGCGCACGATGGTGGTGGCGCGGACGCGCGACGGGTCGCCGAGGATGTCGCTCACGCGGGTAATCGCATCGCTTGGCGTCTGCGCGCCGATCATCACCAGGCCGAGTTCGGTGTTGATTTGTCTGGAACCTGCCGCGCCGACATCCTTGATCCGGTCGGTCATGAAGGCGCGCATGGACATGAGCTGGCGGGTGTCGATGGTGGAAAGGTTGGCGGAGATTCCAATGCCGGCGGCGGCCAGCGGTTTGTCCACCGTGGCCACGCCGATTTCCCATGCCTTCACGGATGCCGCCGAAAGCACGGCGGCGGACCTTTCGCCATAGGTGGCCAGCGCCAGGTTGATTTCCTTTTGCAGGGCTTTGACATCCCAATGCTGGTAATCCGCCGGCGCACGGGCGAGGACGACCTGGATTTCCTCCAGCGCGTCTTCGAGGTGCAGCACTACCTCGGCACGGGTATCGCGCAGCAGCGCGGTGCGCTCCTTGAGAATTTCCTTTTGCGCCTGCCGAAAGGCTTTTGCGCGTTCTGCGTCGGTCACGCTGTTTTACCCCCTCTCCCGCTGGCGGGAGATGGCCGGGGTGAGGGCGTACCGGTGGGCGGCACGGTGAACACATCCCCTTCCGCCTGTTTCGATGCGGCCTCTTGCGCCGCCACCAGCTCCGCCTCCACGTCGATCTCAACGCCCAGCCGACCGGCGACAGCGTTGATGATGCCGAGCGCGGTTTCTCGGGTGATGAACCCCTTGTCCACCGCCAGGCTGGCGGCGACCACCACCTGTTGCAGCGCCGCCGCGTATTTGCTGGTGTCGCGTGCGGTCAGTTCAGGGAACACGGCCAGCACCTCGAAGGCATCATCTTCCGGGTCTGGTTCCCGGCCTTTCGCCAGCGCCGCCTGGCGCAGCACGTAAAAGCCGATGGATTCCAGCATGTGCTTGAGAAAGCGCTGGCGCATCGAAAATATCTTGAACGTCGGCTCGCCCATCTCGCTGGCCGATGCGCGGTTCACGTTGCCGCCGCCACCGTACCAGTGTTCCGGGACGGTCGCCCCGCCCAGGACATGGTTGCGGAACAAGCGGGCGTTTTCGCTGGAGTCCTGCGCTTTCAGGTCGGGGGATTCCGCTTTCCAGATTTCGGACTCGTTATGCACCCGCACGCTGCCCGGCGCAGGGGCGGCGATCTCGCGCGCCTTGGCCGCCACTTCTTCCGGCGTCGCGCCGGTCAGCGTCACGTCCCACAAAAAGGCGCGCATGAACTGGGCGCGGTCGAGTTCGCCGAACAGGAATTGGTCGTAGCCGTCCAGCCAGTCGATCTGCGCCAGCAGATCGGAGCGCCCGCGCCGCCCGTTGGAGAGGTCGTTGACGGTGAAATAGAACGCCTCGCCGTCGGTAAAAGACGCGCGGATTTCCTGTGTCCGGCTGGTGAAGATATCTTCCGGGCCGTTGACGATAACGCGGAAACGCCGCGCCACGCCCTTCCTGTCCTTCACCGTGACGATACCGACCGGCTGCTCCGGGTTGTCTGGGTCGACCACCACGGTCTGGATCAGCGCCGGGTCGAGGTAGCCCAGGCGCACGTGCCCGTTCACCTCATTGACGAAAGCCGGATAGCATTGCTCGCCGTAGAGCGCTAGTTCGCGCACCTTCTTCGGCAGCTTCAAATCCATCTGGTTGATCGGGTCGCGCCAGAAACGCTTGAGGATAACCTGGTTGGCCTCGTCCTTGCATTTGAGAACCACGCCCTCGGCCAGCAAATAGGCGAGCGGCAGCTCGATCAGCCGGTTCGCCAGCAGATTGGATTCCCACAGGTACAGCGCCATATCGCGCATCCGCGATTGCGACACCGGCGAGAGGTCGCGTCGGGCGTCCCCGGTGAGTGGTCGCCATAATGGATCATCGTCGTCGATGGTGATCCCGGCGGCTTCGCGCAACTTGACCGGTTCCTCGACGGCGGGCGGCGAGGAATCGTTGCCCCAACGGATGATTTTCTGCAAAACATTTAACAAGCCCATCTCGTGCCCCCAAGTAACCCTTGCTGTAAACCCTTTATAAAGCCCGTCAGGCGTTTTTTGACGCCCCGGACACATCCTTGGCTAGACTCGATATCAAAACGCGCCGCAGCCCCGCAAATCAAGTCCTGAACATGGAGGCGCGCGGACGGTTCGCCATGTGCTGAGGGAGGTAAATGCCGGTATCTGAATCGACGGTTGCACCGGCAGCGGTCTGACTGCCCGTACCCGCCGCATTGCAGGCGAGAAAACAAGCCCAGGCCCGGTCGGCATGGCCGGCGCTGTCCGAGTCGGCCACGAAGCGCGGCGTGCCGGTGGGGCCGGTGACTTTTTGCAGCTTGTGCAGGTCGGCGCGTAGCGGGCCATCGCCCAGGGGGATGCGCAGCTTGCGATCCTCGAAGGATTCCTTGCCCTGGGTGGCCATCGTCAGCTTGTTGGGGCCGGTGAACAGCACGCCCTCGACGCGGGTCGATCCATGACGGCGCTGTGCGTCCTCGACCGGTTTTTCTCCCATGCCGGTCTGGTCCATGCAGCAGCGCAGCACGCGGTAGCGGGCGAACACACCATCGAGCAGGGCATCCTGCTCGGCGAAGGTGATGCGGCGGCGGGTGATGATTTCCCGCGTCCACAGCACGTCGCCCACCTGCTCGAACACCCAGATCACGAACAAATCGTTACGCGCAGCGATGTCCACGCCGACGAAACACGCGCCGCCCTGGTAGTTATCCGGCTTGCCGGCGGCATCGTGCTCGCAGGCGTTGATGAGGTCGAACGACAGCCAGGCGCTGGCCTCGTCCATCCACTTGAGCTCGTATTCCTGGGCCCATGAATCTTCATCGTCCAGGGCCGCGCGCAGCTCTTCGATGTTGCGCGGCAGGCCATCTTTGACGGCCTGGTAGATGTCCACGGTGTGGCGGCTCCAGATCGAGTCGGCGCCGGTCATCAGATCGTAGAACTTGTTGCCCTTGCCGTTGGGCGTGGACGTCACGCGCAGCTTGTAGCCGTTGGAAATCACCGGGAACAGGGCGCTCCAGATCTTGCGGCTGTCGGCATGGAAGGCGAACTCGTCCAGGAACACGTTGGCGGAAAAACCCCGTGCCGTATCCGGGTTGGCGGGCAGCGCCGTGATCTTCGACCCGCCAGGCAGCACCACGTCGAGCATGTTGTAGACGGTGCCGTCCGCCCCCTTGAAGTTGCTCTCGATTTCCTGAATGCCGAGGTTGTACGCCTTGCAATGCTTTTTCACGCCCTCGTCCATCGCCTCCTTGGCCTGGCGCTCGCCACGCGAGAGGATCACCCAGCGGGCTTTCCGCCCCAGCGCCTCGGCCTCGAAACAATCGTCCACCAGCTCCAGGGTGGAGGTGAAGGTCTTGCCGGTCTGGCGCGCGAACAGGCCGATCTTGAAGCGGCTTTTGTCGAGCAGCCATTTCCGCTGGTAAAGATGGATGGGAACGGCGGGCTGGCTCAGATCAAAACCAGCGCCCTTCACGTTCGTTCCTTCCCGATCAAAGCCACCGCTTCCCACGTTTGCTCCCTCCCCTTCAAGGGGAGGGTTGGGGAGGGGATGGGGTCGAAGGGGAAGGTTAGGATGGGGATGGGGTCGAGTCATACAATCCCATACAGCTCTTCGCGCACCCGGCGCAGGGTTTCCAGGTCGAATTGGCCCTTGCCGGTTTTTGCCTCGCCTTCCAGCTCGTCCATCTTGGCGATGATTTTGCCGCGCGCCTCGGCCTGCCATTTCTTCTGCTTCACCGATGCATTGGACAGACGGGCCACCATCAGGCCGATATCCTTGATCGAAGCGCCTTCCTCCATCTTCACCAGGGTGTCGAACGCCTTCTGCTGCACCAGCCGGATCAGTGCGTCGTTCATCGCGCCGGCGTCGTCGGGGATGGCATCGGTGATGGCCCTGGCCTGTTCGGTGGCGATGCGGATCGCGGCGAGCTTGTCTTCGAACTCCTGGCCGTAGCGATGGATGGCGGACTTGCCGATGTCGAAGCCGCGCGCCTTGAGCTCGGCTTCGAGCTGCTCGTAGCCGGAGAAATTGCCCTCGATCAGCGACCGGTCGAGCCAATCCTTGACCGCTGCGGGGAGCTGTTTGATTTTGCTGCGCGGCGGCATCAGATGTTCGCCGGACGGGCGATACCGGGATCGACATCGACGGTGTATTCGGCCAGGTCCACGCCGTGGCGGGTGAGTTCGGCATTCCAGCGCCCACCCGGCGTCTTGGTCAGATCGACCAGCTGCCGGTCGGAAAGATAATCCAGGCAAAGACGGATTTCGCGCTGGGTGACAGCGGGATATAACGCCTGCATGGTGTCCAGCACGATATCTTCCCAGGCGTAGTTCGGCCTGGCGTTGTACAGCGTGAGGATGACGTACCACCGCATTGACTCCCGCCGCACTTTTTCATGGTCGATCATTTTTTCTCCCCTTGCAATTGCAACAATTCCAGCTTGCCGAAAACCCGGTCGATCTTCGCCTCGATCACGGTCTGGTTACGGATGTAGTCCTCGCGGCGCACGTATTGCACCGGCAGCTCGGCTTTGAGCGAGAGCAGTTCGCGCTCGATGCGCTGCCACTGGCTGGACTCCTCGCGGCCAGCGGCTTCGATGGCGGAGAACTTGGTGTCCCAGTGCTTCTGGGCTTCTGCGCGCGTGGTTTCTTGCGCGGAGAAACGCTCCCCCAGGCGCTTTTCTACCTGGTCAAGCAGCACCTTGCCGAAGGCCCACACGGCACCGAAGAACATGAACAGCAAGCCAACCAGCCAGGTGAATTCAATTTGAAAGATCATCCCCACGCCTTTTTAACAAGATCTCGAATTTCGGCCAGATTCCGCCGCACCACGTTCAACCCGTACTCGTCATCCCATTTTCGGTTGAGTTCATAGGGGCAAAGATCGAGCAGCGCCTGGAGAATTGCCAATACAAAAATTAAGGGCAACCTCAGGAGCAACCGCCTGCGACGGCGAAGCATGCTGTCGCTGCCCATCACAATGACCTCCTCATTCTCTGCAGTTGTTCCCGTCGTTCCTGGCATTCGGCGCAGTACAGCACGCCGGGAATCGCCTGGCGGCGCGCTTCCGGGATTTCGTCGCCGCAATTCACATCGGTGCAGTATTTGGCCGAAGGCGCCACCGGCAGCGCCATGATGCCTTTGCGCTGGTTCTGCTCCCAGTCGGCCAGCTCGCGCGCCTGAGCCTGTTCATCAGTGGTCATTGCTTGCCTTCTTCGAAATCGATCAACCCGTTCAGCCGGGCGGCGCAGGTTTCGTACTGCCCGTTGGCGCTGGCGATCCAGCCGGCAACGTCGGCATCAGAGGCGGCAGGCGCGGCGGCAGGCGCTGGAGCAGGTTGCCCGGCGGCGGCGGGCAGGCCGGGGGATTCGGCAGCGTTGAGCAGGCTGACAGCAGCAGGGTCAAGGCAGCGGCGGCCAGCGGTGACGTGGGGGACATGTTTGATCCTTTCGATGGCGTTGGCCTGGATGCGGGTTTCGGACTGGGCGAGTTGGGCGGACGCGGCATTGCCGCGTTCCACGCCAGCGCGGTATGCGGCTACTACGGCGCGGTCGCGGTCCTGCTGCGCTGCCTTGCAGGCGTCGGCGGCATGCTTGTCGCCCGCGTAGTAAAAGCTGCCGCCAACGCCGGCCAGGACGAGCAGCGCCATCCAGGGACTCATGCGGCACCTCCGGCGCACTGCCGGTATTCCGCCTCGCGGCGTTTGGCCAGGCCGCCGCACAGACGGGCATATTCGGGCGCAGCGCAGTTTTTGCCCCGGTAGTAGGCCCAGCGCATGATTTCATTGCAGGCGCCGCCGTAATCCTCGGCGTTGAGTTTGCTGACCAGGGTGGACTTGCAAAATGCCGTGGGGCCGATGTTGTAGGCCAGGCTGGTGTAGGCGTCGTATTCGTACTGGT